TTTTTAGCGCGGTAAAATTACTTTGTAGAACTTTGTAAAATGTGTAAACGTTGGCATTGAAGTCATTAATAACTTCCACTTGTGCTTTCCCTTTTGCCCAAAATACAGCACCACCGCCAAAAAAGGCTTCTGTATATACTTTATGAGGTGGAATGATAGGCAAAATGTAGCGTAACATTGTTTGCTTGCCTCCATAGTAGGATATTGGCGTACGTTGCCAAGTATTAGATGTTGATTTCATTTTGTATTACGAATTTATGAATTTTGGTAATTTGAAAAATAGTTGTACTTTTGCAGTACCACACAAATAATACGAGAAAACCCGAAAACCCACAGAAGACATATTGTCCTCCGCAGGGCTTTCGGGTTCGTATTAATTTGTGTGGTAACTTATTAATTTGCGGAGGACATTTTTTATACTGCTTGTCCTCCTATTTTAGCAGTGCTTTAAAAGCGTTTTAAAAGCTGTTTAAATTCTTACTTCCACCGAAACGGCTTATATTTCCAAAGGATAAATACTAATACAGCGAGTAGCAAGAGCCAAATTATGTGCCTTACGGGGCTGCTTTTTACTTGTTTGCTCACTTGCTTGTGTTGAGTATATTCGTGCTTTTGCGCTTCGGTTTTAATGCGAGTGTATGAATTATTATAAAGGGTACTATCAGCCTGCTGGTAGCTCTTAGAATGGGTGTTTGTGGCTTTAATCTTTACCTTTCCGTTTGTTACCCTTATAACTTCATTATCGCCGTCACGAATGCGGGTGTAGATGAGTTCACGGGGGTTGCCTGCACTATCGGTGAGGCTTTCTAATTCGAGCTCGTAATTCTCTTGGGAGCTGTCGGAGAATTGGGAACTGTGGGAGTTGTAGGCAAAGAGTTGTGTGCTGTCCTTATAGGTTATAAAGTGCTCTTTCTGTACTTGCCTTTGAGTGTAGGTTTCTACTTTTTTGGTTCTGCACCCTACGAGGGTGAGGAACGCTAATAATGCAATGATTATCTTTTTCATACCTATTTTTCTTGTTTCCTAATTTCTTTTTCAAGCCACATTGTACCCTCTTCTAACTTGGTAATAACAAGTGATAATTCTCTTGTACGTGGCAACTGTTCTACTTTTGCAAGTAGATTATCAAAATCTTTCTTTAGTTCTTTAACATTTGTCATATCTAATACTTTTAAATGTTCTTATACTCTTTTTTTGCATCGAAGCAAGGGCAGGCTTTGGCTACTCCTGGGAAGTCTCTATGCCCTAAAATTTCGGCTTGTGGGTACAAAGCCTTTAACTCTTTTAGAAGTTTCTTTAAGGCTTCTTTTTGGGCAGGGGTGCGGGTGTCTTTGGGTTGCAATGTGTTTTTGTCGATGCCCCCGATGTAGCAGATGCCGATGCTGTCCTTATTGTGTCCTTCTACGTGGGCAGGGATTTTATTGACATCTCTGCCCTCTTCAATCGTGCCGTCGATGCGTACGATGTAGTTGTAGCCTATCTCATTAAAACCTCTTTGCTTGTGCCAAAGGTCGATGTCTTTGGCAGTGTGGTCTCTGCCCTCTGGTGTAGCGGAGCAGTGAACGACAAGGTAGTGAATGGTGCGGGTGCTTTTTTTCATTGCTTATAGTATTAGGGTGAATAGTATAATAAGGGTTATTGCTATAGCCAAAGGGTTTACCCATACTACCCAACGGGCGTTGTATTGTGTAGGTGTATTGCTATTATCCCCTAAGAGTTGCTGGTACCGCCAGCATTGGGTGCTATCCATTAGGGGTATATCCGCTTTGGTGAGAGGAGAAAAGTGAAAGTACCCAAAGCCAAAGAAACAAGCTACAGCAAGCAAGGGCAAGAGTATGTATAGCCAGCTGTAAAGCTCTGCACAAACAATAAGTCCTCCGATGAGTATTAGGGGTAAGATGATGTTAGCGGAGCGGGTGAAACTTCTTGTTTTACCAGCAAAAGGCACTATATAACTGAGTGCAAATAGTTTGATGATGTGTTTTCTGATTTCCATAGTGGTTTGTGTTTAGGGTAAATAGGGGCGAATTATAACTCGCCCCTATGAAGGTTGTTATACTTTGTTATGTACAGTAATGTAGATTTTACCATTCATACAAATAGCTTCAGCACGAGAACCTACTTTACCGGTGATTTCTGTATCTCCTTCTATGGTTCCGTTGATACCTCTAAAAGTAATTTTACCATTATCATCATAACCTGATTTTACAACTGAAAACATCATACTTTCTTGGTAAAATACCATAACTTCTCTATCCCTTCCATAGGAAGGCACAAGATTACAACGCCCTGCACTTATTTCTATGACTTCGCCAGTTTCTTTAGCATAAGTGTTATAAAACCCTTTTTCTGCCTCCCATTCAGGAAGTGTTAAGATACGTTTTAGCTGTAAATTTCTAACAGAATTAGCACCTTGCAACTCGACTTTTATTTTATTAGTATAATAGTTACAGCCCTTTAGGTAACCCGTATCATCAGTTTCTAACAAATAATACTGAGTACCTGTTTCATCGTCGGTATGTAATAACTCGCCTTTTATTTCCTCCTCACTATTTATGTTCGGGCTTAGAAATTTCATTGTAACTCCTTCACCTAATTTTTTTCCTACATAGCTTAGTAGACATTTTCCTTTTATTAAAGGGGCAATCAGCCTTAACTCGTGGGTGATGCCAGAATAATATACATCACTTTTTAGATATTCAGTATTTCCTTGTATTAGGTTACTGCTAAAGTATTTGCCTACTAAAGGTGAAATACCCTCTAACTTCTGCTTGAGCTCGTTGGTGAAGTCATTAGATGATAGGCCTTTGCCCTCTTCCTTGTTTACCTTTTTTTCGATGAGCTCCTGTAGCTTAGCATTAGATTTTAACTCGGTAACGATTTCTTGCAGAGTGTCGAGGTTTACATCATCTACCTGTAAGATGGTTTGAATGGCTTGTATTTGCCTTTTCAACTCGTCAAATAGGGCACGGTGGGCATTGGTGTCATCTAAATGGTTGAGCAGCTGCTTTGCTGATGCGGTGTTCTCAATGGCTCTGCTAAGTCCCTCGATGTTGCTCATTGGAATTTGCTCGCTTTTGTGCCAATAGCTGTCTATCCAAGCAGAAAAGTGCTCTTGTGCTGGTTTCATAAAGTTTGAGAACCACTTTTTTAATGTCTTTTTTTGTGTTATCATATTGTTTGTTTTAAAAGTTACTTATTAGGGGGCTACTTGAAAGCCTACATACTCAATAAATTGTACCACGTGGTAAGGTGGCATATTATTGTGTGGTTGGTCGCCACCAGTATGGGTAGTGTTGCGTCTATGGGCATCGCCTATTGAAAACTCATTGCTATCACCTCCTGTGCCTGCATCATCTCGTGTTTCTCTATAAGGCAGTTGGTGGTTATGTGAAGGCATTTCCTCAATAGTGAGCTTGTGTGAACGTTCGCCGCCTTGCTTCAGTAGGCTGTTGAGCTGATAGTCTTGGGCGTCATCTTTTGTTTTATTGTAGTAAGGGTCTAAACCGATAGGCATTCTACCACGTAGGTCGGTGTACTCTCGCCAGCCTTCGGGTATCTCGTTAGCGGGCTTGCCCCAGATAGCGATAAGCCCAATGGGTATAGCTTGTTTCTGTTTCTTGAGTACTTCTACTTCGTCTTTTAACTTTTTGAGGGCGTTGGCTTCGGCCTTTTGGGCTTCTAAATCTTGTAGATTAGTAACGCGTTGAAAGTCTTCCCAGTTAAAGGTTTTATCGGGAGCAGACCTGCCAAAAACAACGGTACGCACGGTTTCTAATGTGCGAGAGAAGCCGTCCTGAAAGGTTACTTGTGTGGTGTCTTCCCGTATCCATACTGTATCGTCTTTTGCTCCACCCTCAAACGGTAATAACTCGCCATTTATATAGACAGTACCTGAGGTGATAGTGTTGCCTACCTCCTCACACCCTGAAATAATTACCTTATTGCCAGCGAGGTGTCCAAAATGGTTAAATAGGTTGTAGGCGTTTTGTATAAAGGCGAGAAAACCTACATCAAAAGGGTAGCCTGCATTGTGTTCGGTATGTAACTTATTCATATTATTTAGTTTCTATTGTCCAACGTTTTCCTGCTAACTTGTAAAAGTTCACTAAGGCTTCCAACTTATATTTATCGTATTCTAAACCTTGAGGGAGTACTACTATAAAATCTACTCCGCCGTCAATGTAACTGCCTCGTTGATAGAGGAAGACTTTGCCTAAAAACAAAGGCTTATTGGCACTGCGGGGGTATATATAGAGCCGCTCGTTCTGCTTTCCGTCCTCGATACGGATACGCCGCTGCTCGCTGTCAAACTCATCATTAAGGGCCTTCCGAAGGTAGCATACTTGGCTGTTGTGGGCGAGGTTATATAGGTTGGCTTGTCGGGCTTGCTGAAAGTCGTACAGCAACTTGTGCAGGGGTGCTGCCAACATACGCAACCACGCTATGAGCTTCGGTTTGCGCAAAAAGGTAGGGGTAAGCAGCACGAGCAGTTTGTCGATGTTTAGGTTATACATTGTTAACGTAGGTTATATCGTTGAAGTTGTCTATCGTGAAGTAGCCTGCTGTGGGTATCTTGCTAATTTCAATGGTTTCAAACGCACCATACTCGCCACTACTGGTGATGTTCTTACTTTGGGCGAGAACTAAGTGCGGTATCTTCACTCCCTCTGCTTGTTGCAGCGCATCAATAAGGTGTGCTAAGACCAATTCGCCGTTAAATGGCAGGCGTTTTAAGTAGCTTTTTATAGTCTCTTCTACTGGGTGTGTAGCGTGAATGATACTTTGTCCATTACTATCTAATACAAGCGGGTCATATACTATCTTCATTTGCAAGTGCAGCACATCGGGCTGATAATTTACTACCGATAGGCGCACCCCCGCGTCTTTGATTTCATTCAAGTAGGCCTCAAAGGCTTGCTTTTGGGCATCGGTGATTGGTTGCAACTGCTCGCCTTGTTCACCCGCTATCTTCACTATCAAACGCCCTTCGTTTTTGCTTTCTATCACTGCCGAGTACTTGACAATTTTGCTTGCTTCTATCTGTTCCTCCGTGTGCCCTTGGTTATTAAACTTATCGCTGTCGGGCAATAGGTCAAAGCCGTATTGGAAGGCGAGGGCTTTGCTGCGATACCAACGGGCAGTATGTGGTTTGAGTTCGGCAAGGCGTTTGTCTATATCCGCTCTATGTAAGTCAAAAATCTTTTCCAAACTCCAGATAGCTACAGCTATGATGTACACCCACAAGCGCCATATAGCTACTTTGGAGGTGCTATTGAGACTTTCCAATGCAGGCTCTTGTGCTTTGGCTTGGAGGATAAGGGTTTGTATCTCTTGAATGCTTCGTGCCATAGGTTAATGATTGATAATTAGGGGTTGCAAACTCTCAATGCGCTGTTTGCCTTTCTCGAAGTACTCTTCGTCTATCTCGGTAGCAATGCCACGCATACCCATATTGTGCACGGCTTCCATACAGCTCATACTTCCTGCAAAGAAGTCGGCTATTACTATCTCATTGCGGGGTTTGTCTTTTGGGATAACCAGTGCTAACAGACGCTCTAATAACCGTACCGGTTTTTGAGTGGGGTGAAGTCGGTTATTTTTTTCAAAATTTACTTTGATAATAGAACGTTCTCTCATTCCCTCTTTAATAGATTTCAAAGTCATTGTAGGTACAGAAAAAATAACAATAGATTCCTTTGATAAAGAGGTATTAAACCCGTTGGCATTTCTTTTTTTACTTATACTAATATGTCCACTTTTTAAATATTCTTTCATAAAATCCAATTCCTTAGTATTATTTAAAGCCGATTTAATACGATTAATATCCATAACCAAAGTGTCTATATTATGCTGTTTTACTTCTAAGTAAGGTATTTTTATATCAGCATTGATACTTCCGTCTTTTTTTGTATATATAGTGACTGTTTCGTGAAAGCGTTGTATTGGTAAAGTAGGAGAAGTACAAAATCCCTTATCCCAAATAATCTCCTCTTTAAACACAAAGCCTAAACCGTCTAATATGGTATTCCAACGGTAAAAGGAAGTGCCACGCCCAAATAGTACGATAAAGCCCTTTTTAGTAAGTAGTCGCTTGCATTCGGCAAAAAACTTTTGCTCATCAAAAGGGCGTTCCAGCTTTTGGTTTTTGAGGTACAAGTACGGAGGGTCGATGCAAATTACATCAATACTCTCATCGGCGAGGGTTGCCATTACCTCTAAGTTATCGGCGTTGTATAATTGTAGGTTATTCATAAGGTTTTTATTCTTTACTTACTATAAAATCAAGGCTTATTGCCCAAATGCTGATGCCTTCAAGGCGTTCAAATACTTGTTCGTCTTCCTTAGAAAAGGCGGTTGCGGGCTGTAGGTTTTTAGCGGTGTAGTAGGCTAATATATCCCCACCCCTTGCCCCTCCCCCAAGGAGAGGGGGGACAATAAGGGGAGCTCCTGCCTGCACATCATCGGTGATGTTAAGGGCATTAGCCTCTGCAAACTCAAAGACGCTTTCTATCGTTCCTGTGTGTTGCAAGGCGAGGTCGAGGAGGCTTTGATTATGTAATACTGTTATCATCGTTATCGTTGAGCTCAAAGGTTTTATAAAACTTCTTATTAATAATCTTGAGCAGTACTTTAGCGAAGCGAAAGCCTAAACAATCTAAGTTCTCCAAGAGGCTCACCACCAGTTGCCATATAATAGCTATAAGTACTACCCAGTAAAGCCAATGGAAGGGGTCGAACTCAAAGCCTCCAAGACTTGGAAACTCTACATTAGCCGAGAAGGTATGTAGTATATAGATCGGCACAAGATAGGTAGCTATTTTTAGGAGCATACGCCCAAACTTGCGACTCTCGTGCTTCTCGCCCCTCTTTCGGGAGGCTTGTACCCCCGTGATCCACTCAAAAATAAGTAGCACTACATAAGCGGTTAGGAACAAATGGTTGAAACCAAATAAGAAGTGCACGGTGGCAAATAGTACTGATAGTATAACGTCCATTTTTATAAAAAGCATTGAAAAGGTGTGACCAAAGGATGAGCGTAGGAAGTCGTGAGAGTCCCTAAAGCCAAAGCCTTGTAAGATGTAGTTGAGTTTTGTCATATGTAAATTTGTTTTTTAGCTTATAGTGCCTTTTCCTGCACTTGTAGTTGCTCCTGTTTGGGCGGTGGCTGTACCTGCCGTGCCTACTTGTATACCTGGTTCTACTGTTACCTCGCCACTACGAACAAAGTCGTAAATAAGGGAGGCTAAGCGTTCGGCATACTCTTCTGGATTTGCCTCTGTCTTGGTAAGCATCTCTTGTTGCAGGGTGATAATGCCTTGTTTTAGGGCTTGTTTGTTTAGTGCCATAACTGGTTTATTTTATTGTTAATTTCCTCAAACTTTGCTACATTCTGCGGGGCAAAGTTGCCAGGGCCTGCGGGTGTCTGTATGATAGCCTTTTTAAGTTCCGTTAAAAGGTCGTTTAAAAGGGTTTTAAAATCGACTTGCTCATTTTTGAGTTGCAGTTTTCCGTCTTTTATCTTTAGGGTAAAACCTCCCAAGATGCATTCTACTTTCTCCAGCTCGGAGGTTCCTACTACTATGGCGGTCTCTTTGTTAATAAAAGCCACACATACCAGCGAACCCACTTTAGGCTGTAGGTAAAAACCTCCTTGCTCAAAATCTACTACTAAATACACATCGTTAATGGGGGAGCTGCCGTCTAAGGGACTTACATCAGCGGTTTTAGCCTCCTCATCTACAGAGGTTACCTCGCACACCTTGGCGTATAGTTCCTGCCCCGTATTGGCTAATTGTTGTATCAATTCTTTTATCATAATGCATTCCCTAATTCAATCTTTTGGCGATAGCCGTTGGTGCCAAAACTAATCTCATTCTTTTTTACTAAATAAGTACCACTATTGCCATCGGAGGCGTGTATTTCTACCATATCGCACTTGCTTACTTCGGGCATGCCAAAGGTTTCAAACGAGCCCTTAAAGCCACTTTGCTTGTAGCGTTCCAACGCCTGCATTGCGTACTTCTTTAGCTCGGCTTCAGTTAGTCCGTCGATGCGGAGCTTTATTACTTCACCGTCTTTGTCGCCGTACTCGTAGGTGATTTTCTTATGCTTGGCGTTGAAGCTCTGTGCCTCTACGCGTACCCTTATATCGTCTTTATCACGGTAAGTAAAGTCTTCACTGATGATGTTTTTGCCGTGCTTAAAAAGGTGTTTTTCGCGATTGTCTATAGGGTAGGCTAAGCCGATGTACAACACCGATTTGCCGTCTATAAATCTAAAGTAACTACTAAGCATTACCTTGTCCTTCAGTTCCTGCAACTCTTGCGATACGTTGGGCTGGGTGATACGCCAGCTACCTACTTGTATATTATCATCAATGAGTTTGTAGCTAATATTTGTACCTTTGAGCAGATGTTCCACTATCTCTTTGAGGGTAGCGTTCTTAAAGGCTTTAGGCTTGGCTTTTAGCGTTTTAAGTAAGAACATACCGTCTTCACACTTTATAGTGATAGGCACTTTGGCATCTACCGAACGGATATAACCTGCAAAGCGTACTTTTAAATCATCATCATAACCGAGTTCTATGGTAATGCGGTCGCCTCGTTTGATTGGAGGCATACCTTTTTCACTTACATACCCCTGCCAGCGAATATTGCGTGGCAGTTTTAGTTCACAAGTATCGGTAAGGCTTCCTATATCTTCTACAATGTTACACTCGGCTACCGAACTAAATTGCCAGCGGGTGCTACCCACCTCTATCGTTATTCTACTTACTAATCTTAACATACTCGTCTTGTTGTATCTGTTTTATTTCGTAAGGCTCATCGGATAGCATTTGTATTTGTACGCTCTGCCTATTACTGTGTGTTTCCTGCTGCAATGAGAAAGAGGTAACCACTGCCGACTTGATACCAAAAGCATAGAGAAAGTCGCTTTCTACTTCCACTGCTTCGGGAGTAGTGAGTAGCTTGCGCAAGGTCTCCACCTGACTTAGTGGGTAGTCCTGCTTTGGCAATAAAAACGCCTCATCAGCTTGTTCGTTAGGCTCATTCTCATAATCGGTAATGGCAAGGTCGAGGGTAATGCTGTAATCACCATTGCTGATATACTCCTTAATCGTGCCGTCACGCCCTTGTAAAGAGGTAGTAACGATGTTGCGCTGTTGGGTTATTGAGATAATCACTTCGGGGAACAATAAGCTGTAACGCTCGCCCTCGTGGTGGGTACTCATACGCAAGGAGGTAAGCCAAGGACGATTTTCTAAGTCGCTTGTTGCGACAAACTCGCCGTCATACTTCTTAACCTCTAAAGGCTTGCCCGCTTGCATACCAAAGCGAAAAGCCAAGTTTAAGGCTACCATTTTGGCAATCGTTTCTGGTTGGGGTTGAAAGTTAAAGTGTATCATATTTGTCAATCATTAGCCCCTGCAAAGTCGGCAGTAGCAGTTAGTAACACTTCTCTTACAGCTTGCAATAGCTGCTGCTTATCTATACCTTTCTCGGTATTCATATACACGTTAAAATTATCCATCATCTTGCCGATACTAAGGTTACGTACTTTGTTTTCGCTTTTGCTCTTGTCGCCTCCTACCCCCGTGCTATTCATTGTTTTGGTAGCTGCCACACCCCCAACGGTAGGCACTGTAGGTTTGTTTTTGGTAAGGTCAAAGCTGTCTTTGTTTTCTACTACTGTTACTTCTTGAGGCTTATCGTCTTTTTGGGTGTTAGCTTTCTCCTCATCAGAGACTAAATTCATATTCTTGCGAAACTCCTCTACACTGCCAGCGGCATTTGTAGCCCATTGCCAGCCAGTAAGCTCCGCTACCCAACCCAGTATCTTTTGCAAGGGGTGCATAATCACATCTAACAGCACCAAACCTATACGCTTAAGCGCGCCTAATATACCTTCCGATTTAAAGGCTTCGACGATGCTATCCCAATGCCGCTTAATCATCATAAAAGCACTGATGAGCATTCCTATAGGGCCTAACAGCACTAACATTGTACTACCAAAGCTATCAAAGTACTTAATAGCCGTAACAATATAGCCTATAAGTAGGGCAATACCTGTGATGATAAGGAATACAGGGTTCATATTCATTACGGCATTCAGTATGCCCTGTGCTACAGCCATTGCCTTGGTTACTCCCGCCCAAATAGTTGTTTTTACCGACAGAATACCAGCCCATAGGGCAGCGCGCTTTTCGGCATTGGTTAAAAAAGTAATTCCATTATAAAGTCCTACCACCAAAGGTATTAGGTTTGTCATATCTTTTACGATATTACCTATAGCCCCTGCATAGCCAAAAGCCCCGTTAGTTGCGTTGAAAATAGAAATCTTAAAGTCTTCTACTTGTGCGGTAAGGCGTGCGTTCTTTTCGGCAGTACTCTCCATAATTACCCCTGCTTGCTCTACTGCCGAGTTAGTGCCTTCTATCTTTTTAGACATCGCTTCAGCTTCGTCGGCAGTATTAATAAGGGCAATGGCAGCTGCCATATTCTCTTTGCCAAATACCTTGGTCATTAGGGCAGTGTCGCCTTGTATCTTGCGCAAAGTCTTGAGGCGTTCGTGTAGCGGCACACTACTATCGGCTAAGTAATCGGTACTAATACCCGCAGCTTTCAGTCCGTCAGCAGCGAGTTTGGAGGTAAAGCGACCTTCCGAAAGAGTAGTCAGTACGTTGCGCAAGGCAACCCCTCCTTCGCTACCTTTCTTGCCTGCTTGGTCTAATAGCTGAATATAGGCGTTGGTTTCGGCAAATGATAGACCTGTAGTCTTAGCTACCATACCCACCTGCTCTAATGCCTGCTTGATTTGCGGGAGTTCAGCCGAGCCATTTTGGGCAGCTGCTGACATTACGTTCATCATCTCGGTCATCACCTTTGCTGCCTTGATAGGGTCTTCCATACTTACCCCGAACTGGTTCAGAGAGGTATTGAGTACATCAGTAGCGGCTATGGTATCGCCTCCCATTTGCTTGGAGAGAATATTCACATTCTCACCCATCAGCTTCATTGCTTCGCTGTTCTTAGCAATATCGGGGCTAAGTTGTGAAAGCATCATCTTATAGGCTTCCACGTTATCTACTGCCGAAGTACCAAAGGTTTTAGCGGTATCACGTGCCGCCTGTTCTATAGCTTTCAGTCCTTCACCTGTAACGCCCGTGATAGCCGAAAGTTCAGCGAGGTTCTTTTCAAGGGAGATACCAGGGGCGTATAGGTCGGCTATAGCAGTGGTGGCTCTATCAGTTAGACTAAGAAGCGCCTCTAAGTTCAAATTAGATAACTTGGTGCTTTCTTTTACAGTTTTAGCCACCCCCTCAATAGCTTTTGTAGTGTTTTCGGCGAAAGTGTTGAGCGTCTGATTAATTTGGGTAATTTCAGCTTGTAGTATATCAATGTTTTTAAACAAACCGACAAATATAGCCGACACATCATTCCCGCCTGCCACATTAAAATTTATTCCGAAATTAAACGCGTTATTCATTTTAATTTTGTATATTTGCCGTGTTAAACATTGTTACTTATGAAAGCACTATTTTGGCTCGTTTACGCTTTATCTTTTATAGTATTCGTTGTAAGTTCTGTACTGTGGAACCTTTACGAGGTAGGGGCTGTTAGTATTTACATCAGCTTGTTTATATTTTTCTTTTGCTTAGTATATAGCAACACCTACCCCGATAGGGTAAAACTACCCACCCATAAGTACCTTAAATAACTCTGCTTGGTTTTGCATACGCCAATGCTCTAACCACATTGCTTGGGCATAGAGCTTACACCACTGACTGGCTTGCAGACTTTCGGGGGCTACACCAAAGTTAGCACGAATCAGTGCTTCAGCTTTCCACTCTTCTCTGTTATTAGGCTCTACACTATCCATTTCAGATAGCAGCGAGCCTACAAGTTTTTTGCGCTTGCCTTTGTTTGCTGTATGCGTGCCAATAAGGCTTCTACAGCTTTAAGCTTCAATAAATCGCGGTTTGCAATTGCCTCATCGGCTTTTACTACACAATTAACATAGGCAGCTTGGGCTGATTTTA